TATGACAGCAGGTAAAGGCGATAAAACTGGCGAATGGTATAAAGCTGTTAAAAAAGTTAAAGACGATAATCCGAAACCAAGCTAATGAAACTTGATGTCGTAAGAACTCAATTCGGAAAAGACGCTACCAATGGAATGCTCTTTATTGACGGTGTATTTGAATGTTTTACTCTCGAAGATGAAGTTAGAGATGTTAAAGTCCATTCAGAAACCGCAATACCTTTAGGCGAATATGAAATAAAATTAAGAACTGAGGGTGGATTTCATAGTAAATATACTGCTAGATATGGTGCAATGCACAAAGGTATGTTATGGCTACAAGATGTTCCTAACTTTAAGTGGATTTTAATTCATACGGGGAATCAGGATTCCCACACTGCAGGTTGTTTGCTAGTTGGAGAGACTCAACAAGACTTAGACAAAGGAAAAGACGGATTTATAGGTGGCTCAGGAGACGCTTATAAGAAAATGTATCCTAAAGTTGCAGACGCTTTACTCGCTGGAGAAAAAGTAACTATTAAATATTCAAATATAAATCTTGGTGGTGCTAAATTATCTAACAAAAGTTCTTCTGAAATGATAGGTTCTAAGGAAGTTTATGAAAAGATTTCTGAGATTAACGGGAATCTGAAAACACTCAATGCTAAACTAGAGGGGAAAAACATAGTATAGCTTGGGGGTCTCCCATTAAAATCCAATGTCCAAAATGCAAACAAGACTTATTATATATCCCTGAGACTTCCAAATTTATTTGTGGTAATAAGACCTGCAAAGATTATAATCGCAGGCAATTTGGTGGTATGATGACGGAAGAAGAATAGGAGAAATAATGGCTAAAAATAATTGGAAAGCTTATTGGAAGTTTATGTTTTCAAAAGCTTTTAGAACAGGATTGCAGTCAGCTATATCTTTATACTTAGCTAACTCAACAGGCATTATAGACGCAGACTTAATGCAATTATTAGGCGTATCATTTATGTCAAGCTTTATAACTGTAATGCAACACGCATTAGAACAGTATAAGCCAAAAGCTACTTACGAAGATTAAATGAAAGCAACAGTAAATCTTAATCAAATACTGCAAGGTGGTCTTGCTGGATTAGTTGCGTGGTTATTTAAAACCGTAAACGATTTACAACAAGAAGTCGCAACATTAAAAGCACAAGTAATTGCTTATCAAGATAGTATTAACGGGTTTAATCAAAACCTAATAATCATTGAAGAAGTAATAAGAGAGATATTATTTAAGGTAGGTGGATAATGGGCGGAGATTGTTGCGGAAACTGCAATTGTGGTGGCTAGTTTGTGGTTAAAAAATTTAATAAAGCGGTTCGTTTATTAGTAGTTTTACTATTAATTTATCCAATACCAATAGCTTACGCTGATGAGACTACGGTTACGGAAGATTTTGATAACCAACAGATTAACGAAGATATTATTTTCGTTTATGGTGGTAACGATACTTCTGTTACTGCCGAAACTGATTGCGACAATAGTATGGTTGCTGGGGGAATCCACATTGAAGATATGGATTGCCACTCCTCACAATACTTCGGTTCAGATAGATATCAACTTGGAATCCGTAGCTCAACAGATTCGCTTACTATTTCGTTCCCTAATTCAGACAATAAACCAATTACTGAGGTCGGTTTTCTAACTTTAGCTGTTGATGAAGCTAATACAGGAACTGTTTACTATGATGATTCAACTTCTGCAACATTTAATATAGTTGTAAATAGTGGTGGAAATTCTCAAGTAACTTTAATTGCGCCTACTGGAACTACAATTAATGAGATTGTAATTGCAGGAGCTTCAGATAACTTACAAGATTGGTGGTTAATAGATAATATTTATTATAAATATACTGCACCAACTCCAACAACCACAACAACAACTTCTACAACCACTACAACTACAACAACTTCAACCACTACAACTACAACCACTACAACTACAATTCCACCACCACCACCTACAACAACCACAACAACTATTCCAATTGTTATTGTTGAAATAGACGGAGAAGAATTAGAATATACTCAAACAGAATTAGACGACGGAACTGTTGAAAGAGATATACAGAGAAGCTCAAACCTTGCAGAATTTGGGTGTTATCTCACAGACGAGGCTATTGAGCGAGGAGACTGCGAAGAAAATCTAACAGATGAAGATGAGATAATCTATGAAGATGATGAAGATTATCTAAGTGAAGAAGAGGAGATTTATGACGACGAACAAGGAGTTCTTGATGACAGCATTATCATACTTGAAATTTCAGATGATGATGAATTTGAAGAACTCGAAATTATTGAACTTACTGAGGAAGAAATACTTGAGCTTGAAAAGGAAATGGAGATTGCTGTTAAGGAAATTGAACTCTTGGAAGAAGAACTTGAGTTCATTGAAGATTTATCAGAAGAAGAACTAGAAGAATTTGTTGAAGTAGTTCTTGAAATAGAAGAATATATAGAAGACCTAGAAGAGTTTCAAGAAGAAATAATCATTATTGAAGAAGATATAGATTTGATAGATATCTTTATTGCTAATGATTTATTTCCACCTGACCCAAATGATGTATTAGAAGATTTAAACAAATTAAAAGATGAACTTATAGAAGAAGAATCTATATCTAAAGAAGAGGTAGAGATTATTGAGGAAGAGATATTTGAAGATGATGTTGAAGTGTTGGAAGATGAGGAATCTATTGAAGAAACTGTATTTGAAATACTTGATATATTTGATACAAAAAATGACGAAGAAGAAGTCTTATCTAAAGAAGTAATTGAAGAAGAAGTTGAAGAGTTAGAAGAAGTTATTGAAGAGATTATTGTTATTGATATTCCTGAAGTTACTGAGGAAGAACTAGAAGAATTTACTGAAGAGCAGTTAGAAGAATATGAAGAAGCTTTAGAAGAAGCGATTGAAGAATTTGTGGACGACCTTGAGACTGAGGAAGTTATCGAAATAATTGAAGAAGTTAATGACATTGGGGTAGAAAATCTTAGTGAAGTAAGCGAAGAATCCATTCAAATTATTTCTGAAGTTGTTGAAGAGGTTATTGAAATAGCCCAAGAGGAAGAAATAACACAGGAACAAGCTGAAGCAGTAGCAGAAGTATTAGGATTTGAAGAAGAAACAGGAGCAGAAGATGTTCAGATTATTGCAGAAGCAATTAAAACTGATGAGAATGTTGCTCAAGCTGTTGATGAGTTTGTTGAAAGAGCAGTAGAAAATGCTGATAAATCTTCACAACCTTACACTCTTGCGGACGCTACCACAGAAATTGCCTTTGAGTCTTTCATTGAGTCGCCTATAAGTGTTATTATAGATGTAGATTTAGGCGCAATAGAATTAAGTAATATCTCAGATGATATGACTCAAGACCAAAAGGATAAAGCACAGGAAGTAATTGTGCCAACAGTATTGGTAAGGATTGTATCGTTTGCATTAAGGAGATTTAATTGATAAATAAATTGTGGTCTTGGTTTGTTCAAGCAATAAAAGAAACACTCAACCTTAGTTGGACTTTGGTTGGTTTAATTATTGCGACTCTTACGCTGACTGGACAAGCCCAAACTATTACAGCAATGGCAACGCTTATAACTTTAACAATTTGGTTACTTACAATTGGTTTCAGGAAAGGATAATGTCTCATAATGGATATACTCAAAAAGAAATGCTTGGACTTTTACTTAAAGGTCAAGACCAACTTAGTGGGCGTATTGACGAGCTTCACGAAAAAGTTAACTCTAAAATTTCAAGAAGTGAACTCTTGGCTTGGACAACGGTTTTGGCGGTCTTAATCGCTGGGTTGTCTCAATTCGTATAAAAACAGGGCATTTAAAGCCGTTTTAAGAGCTTTATAATTCCTTATGGAACACTTGCCCATAACGAATATCCCATAATCATTGGGGTTTTTAATTATATTATTTTACCTATTTGTCATAATCTTAAGTTATAATTAAATAAGTGATTATTGGAGATTATGTCGAATGTAATAGCACTCGAAAATGACGGCGATAAAACTATGATTATTCTTAAAGATGAGAATGATAGAATTAGTAATGTTGTATTACCAGTTGGTATATTTCATTTAAAGCCGAGAAAAGCTAATGAATTTTTTGCTAGCACCTTTAATGAGTTGTCTAATCGCAACTCCGCTAACGCCTAACGGCTTAGACGAATATAGGAACTGTAAAAAAGTCGAGTTACAGATTGAAACTGTATCTTATTGGCAACCTCTAATTGAGTTTTATTTTAAAGAAGAAGATGTGATAAGAGCAATGAGAATAGTTTACTGCGAATCTACTGGTTACTCTAATGCTGTTGGTATTAATAAAGACGGCTCAAAAGATATAGGATTATTTCAATTTAATGACCGAACTTTTACTTGGTTGAAAAATAAATTAACAAGAATGACTGGTTCTTGGAATAGATTAGACCCTACATTCTCAACTAAATTGGCAAGTTGGCTTGTTTATAATGACGGTTGGTATCATTGGAATAGTAGTAAACATTGCTGGGGTTCAGATGTCTAAAATAGAATGGCAGGAAGATGAAACATTTTCCGAGTATAAAGCTAGGAAGAATGCTGGTATGCAAGGAATGGGTCAAAAGAATGTTAAGAATAAAGATAATTGGTCTCCTGCTCAGAAGCGTGGCCTTAATAATAAAAACAAAGGTAGAAGAAAACAAAACATTGCTCGAAAGAAACTTAGAATACCTGATACAAGGTTTAGGTCTCAAATGGGACACGAAGAAAACTGGCGTGGAGAAGTAAGAGTGGAAGTTAAATCAGGAAAACAAGTGCAATCTTTATGGAATAAATTTATTAAAGCAAAGTTACAATCAGATGATAATAAAAGGATAGGAGACGCTAGACCTTTTGTTTTCGTTGCAATGCCTGACGGTGTTAATAACGGGTTAGTGGTTATGGAATTAGATAAATTAGAAGAAACTATATACGCATTCCTTGAAACTTGGGAGCGTGATACATAAGGAAAGGACGCAGGGCTTGTGGACAAAGAAATAGAAAAGATAATAAAGAAGCGCAAAGATGTTGCTCACGATGAGGAACTAGGGAATAACTACTATCCAAGTGGTTGGAAGCCTAATGCTACTTGGGTTAATGCAGATAACAAAGGAGAAGTTACTGCAATCTCT